CCTCTTTTCTTGGCACCTTCCAAACCAAAACTGGCTAATGCACCTGTTAACAAAGAAGCAGGAAATGTAATATCTTTTGGTTCGTTACTATATCCTGGGATTGAAATGTAGTTTAAAGAAACGATAAAACCACTCCAAGCAACAACAACAAGTCTTACTACAACTGAGATAAAGGCTAGTTGTTCTTCTTTGTCCTCAATTGTTTCTTTGAGTTTTTTGAGTGGCCCTTTTTTAACTTCTTCTGTCATAACTAGGATTTATTAGTCATACTAGGCATAATTATAACTTAAAGCAATGCCAGAGGTTTATGGAGCGTTAATAGGAGCAGCAGCAACCGCTTTCCTTATGGTGTTGTCCAATATGAGTAACAGAAGAGAAAGAGATATTCGGGAATTATTTAATCGAATAAACCAGTTAGAAAAGGTAGTGAGTAGGATAGAAGGCCAAAATCGGTAATATTTGGTATGTTTGGAAAAGAACATACAAAATTATGTCTAAATTTTTAATTAACTTGCTTATCAAATTTGGTAGGTCTGAATCTGTACGTAAAGCTGCTCTAATTCTTTTAAAAGATTTAGCAGCAAAGTCAGACAATGATGTTGATGATGCAATCGTCAATATGATTGAAGAGAAATTATTTCCTGTAAAATGAGTATTAAAAAATTTCTCAACATTGATATAGAACCAGCACCCCCAGAAATGGAATTAGATGTTGAATTACGTTGTAGAGAAATAATGAAAAGCAATGATGTTATTAATATCAAAAGATATTGTACGCATCTTGTAAGGCATCAATTAGAACAAGATATTTTTATGGCTTCTTTGTTAGGTAGATTAGTAGAACTAGAAGCTGATCTTGTTGTTCAAGAAGTAAGAAAGACAAAACCTAGAAATCCTATAAAGAAATTCTTTCATATTCCCTAATTTCATCATCAGTAAAATCTTTTATCAATAATTTATCAATCTTGTCAATTTCATAATTAAATTTAAGAATTGCAGTTTTTATATGATCAGCAATCCATTCTCCATCTTTGTAAATAACTTGTGCTTTGCCATTTTCTTTTATAAAAACATAATGATCTTGTCCTCTTAATTGGATATCTAATAAATTTTTCTCTAAATTTTTACGTCTAATTTCTTTTAGTCGTCTTAATTTTAAAGAATCAGTCATTTTTCGTATGTGTCAGGTGGAGTTGATATCCAATGACGAACTCCATTAATAATTTTATAATAATACGTCCCATCAAAAACTATTCTTGATTCTTTTTGTTCTTGATGGAGTTTATAATTCTGGATAAAGCCCTGCCTTGTAAACGATTTTGAATAACTTGATTCCAATTTTCCTTATCTTTTTTAAGAGCTTCATTGTACTCTTTTTCGTCAATATTGTCTTGTAAAAATTTATAGACAACATCTCGAATCCAAGAAGTAGGTTTAACTTTTAATTGTTCTCTAATGTATTTATCAAAAAGTTCTCCTCTATTTATATCTATTAAAACATGGTAATATTTCTTGTTACCACGGGGATTTTTACCAACTTCGGCCATGAATATCTTTTTAAGATAATATTATCATATTCTCATTGTATTAACTTTTATTCTTCCAAGCCTTAATTAAACGCTCAAGTTCCTCAATTCTTTGTTTTGCGGCTTCGATTTTTTGTGATGTAGTCATAGATTTAGATTCTAATAATGTTATTTAATTAAATCCCTGGGGAGAGTGGCTGAAATTGTCCCATTCTCTAAAAACACGCTCCAGTACTTTAATTTGGTGTGGGACAAGGGTATGGGACAAGTAGAATTGTCTCACGTTCCAAAAACATTGGGACAATCTATCTTGTCTCATAGTGTTGTCCCATTGAAATGTATTGGTACGACTAAGATTCTTCTAATGGGACAGGATATGCAAACGCCCCGCGTGCGAGGACTGCTTTATAAGACTTATTAGAATCCTCATCTTCGATTACTTCAATAAGCCCTTTTTTAATTAATCTTTGGAACGATTTTCTTATGGCAGCATTTTTACCATCAACCATTGGATCGTGAATCATTTGATTTATGGTATAAGTTTCGGGATGTATTTTTCTTAACTTTTGAAGAACTTTATCTTGAACTGTTGTAGGAGATTCACTATCTGAGGAAACTTCAGGGGTGTAATCAGCAATAGCGAAGGTAAGGTCATCTTTCATTTTCATTATCATTTGAGTACCCATTCTTCCAGACCTAGATTTTTCGATAGTAATGAATCTGCTATTGCGACCTACTTGACTAATTTGTTCTTGAGTTGGTTTAGATAACTTCCAAGTTTCATCAACAGCATCTCTAATAGCTGAAGTTCCTCTAAATCCGCCATTCTTATTAGCATGATGGATTATAAGAATTGTTGTTCTAGGGAAAAGAACACCATTATTTCTGGTAAGCCAATATAAAGGTTGAGCAAAGTCTGATTTGTTTTCATCAAAGGCCCTACCACCACTACAACCAATAAGGGAATCTATAACGACTAATTTTGGTGCGTAAGTCTGCATCAATTTAATAAATTGTGCATATCTCTGTAATTGCCAATCAGTTTGAATTTTCACGTTGCTATCTACAGGGAAATTTACTTCTTCTAACTGTTCTTTTAGTTGTGATAGTGGTTGATCTCCATTCAATAGCAAAACATTACCTTGTTCCACGGGAACTTTGCTACCTCTAACTAGAAAAGGTTCTCCAGTAGCGATATGTTTTGCCATAGTCCAAGCACTCATGGATTTACCATCTCCACCTGCACCGTAAATAAGAACAACTGAAGGGGTAGGAAGAATGTCAGGTATCAAGTATTCCCTCTGAATGTCTAAAGCAAAAAGATCTGCTATATCTAAAATACCTTTTTGGCTTTCATATTGAATTTGATCGACAATAAGTTTTTCTAAAGATGACTGATCTCTATATCCTGCTTTCAATGCCAAAGTATTTAACTTGTAATTCATTTCAGCAGGGTTATCCAATTCAAGAATCGTTTTGGCACGTTTTATTACATCACCAAAATCAAGAGTTGATGTTCTAACCTCTTGAATTTTCTTTTCTTCAGCTTCTTTAACGATCTTTTTATTTTCAGCAGAGAATCTATGTCTCTCAGGGTCTTCACGATCAGCTAACCAGATAAGAGTACCTAATCCGATACCACCACTTTTGAATGAATACCAAGCAGTTGTGCATGGAGTGTCATAATCTCCTGCATCCTCCCATTCAGTAGCAAAGTCAGGATCTTGAGCAGACCAGAATGACCATAGAGACAATCCAAGTTCATTAGGTAAAGCAGAATGAATTGCCATTCCAACCCTTACCCAATGTTCTCTGCTACCTAATCCTTGATGAGAAATAACTGATAAACAATCATGGATGATTTGAGCTATTTCATCTTCTGTCCTATCGCTAAAATCTAAATCTTTTTTATTTTGTACTGGTTTTGGAGGAGCTTTCATCTCAGCTAACAACCAAGCAGGAGCAACAGGAATTTTTGAAAGATCGCCAGTTAATTTATAAAATCCCTCTTTTGAACTATGTCCACCTGGGTAAGCACCGAAGATAACACCCTGCCTTCTACCCCAAAGTATTTCATAATTACCACCTTCTTCTTTACGAAGCCCATGACCCTTTACTTCACCCCATAAAGTTTCTGGAACGCTAAAAACATACTTTGCGGCATCTTTTTTTGTAGAAGTAATTTTAGGAGCACCTACCAGAGTTTCAGACCATTTTCTTTTCAAGATGGAATGGTCTTTATCAATATCAAGGATTACGATACCTTTGCCTCTGATTCCTGTATAAAGTCCGACTGCTTGTAAGTCAGGATTCTTTTCAATAGCAAGTTCTACATCATGCTTATCAAAATCCCTTTCCCATGATTCTTCTAATGGATTTTTACCAGTAGCCTTTCGGCCTGATTTCATTACTGCATCTTTTTTATATATAGGTGCGTAAACGAGGTTCTCTGGGAGAGTCTTGACGAAACTAATAATTGTCATGTATCATTCTATTAGGATAAGTGAAAACCTCTGATTTCTGTTTTGTAATTGTACAGACTTCGGAGGTTTTTTCATTTTAGGCTATTTACAAACAAGGGTCAAGCTATTAGAATGAGATTGTGCAAAGATATTTTGCCCATTGATTAAAAACGCTATTTAACAATTTCACTCTTATGAAATTTTCAGCCACTTTTGAAGAAAAAGTCAAAAAAGCAGAAGAGCAAGGGGATCGTCCGCTTGTTTCTTCATATTTAAACCCATCAAAAGTAGACCCAAAAGAACCAGTTTCTTTCGCATTATTGGAAGAGGATCCCCTAATCTTTTGGAAAATCTACGGAGAATCTGTTCATGGAGAAAAAGGTAAATCATTTAGATTTATCCAGAAACCTTCTGAAGAAGAAATTCTTACTGAAATGGGTGGTTCTTATACCAGAGGAACAAAATTCCAAAGTACAGAACCAGCAGAAGCAAAAGAAACATATGTTTGGCCTATTTATGATTACAAGAACAAAATGGTTCGTATCTTAGAGGCAGACCAATATCAAATTCTTAGCAAGATTAGAAAGCTATCCTTAAACAGAAAGTATAAAAATCTAATGGCATGGGATTTATCTCTTTCATTAGATAGAGAAGGTGGTCGTTGGAACTACGATGTTCAAATAGAGCCACAAGATGAGGACGATCAACCAGAGTTGGAAGCAGCATGGGAGAAAGTTAAGTCAAAAGGTTTCGACCTGAAAAAACTTCTTACTTATGAAGACCCATTTGGGGGATAATAAAAGAGGGTAATCTTAAGGTTTTCTGCCAGTTCAACGACTGGCAGTTTTTTTTGTGTAAATATATTGTTGCGAAGGATTATAAAATGGGTTACAATGATGTCATATATATTATTTATCATGCCTGAAAATTCTGATCCATTTGCTTTATATAGAATTTCTGTTCAAATTACCAATTCACAGTATGAATTACTTATGAAGCATAAAAAACCTGGGACTTCTATTTCTGAATTAATAAGAAGAAGTATTGACACTTACTTTGCACCTGTAATGAAACAAGAATTAGTTGAACATCAGGATAACGTCACAGTATAAATGCAACGTCTTAGTTTTATAAACCTTGAAAGTTACATTCAAGAAAAAGGATTTATAGTTTTAGATCATTGTTATAAATGCGATAAAATCAGTTACAGATCTGAAGAAGAAGCAAAAATCATTGCAGCAGATATGCGAGCAAAAGGAAAAGGTCATTCGTACGTTTATGAATGTCCGAAAGGGAAAGGATGGCATTTAACTTCGATGAAACCTCAAAGTGACAACGTAATTAAATTTAGAAAAAAAGCCCATTCATTTAGAAATAAAAAAGGTTGGTAATATGAACATTCAAGATCATTGTTCAGATATTCCTGAAAAACCAACAGAGCGTAATGTCGGGGTTTTTTTACCTAAAAAATATAGAGAAAAAACTGCTCAGAGTCATAAACATTTTTTTTATAAGAAGTTTTTTAAAAAAATTCCTAATAAATATGTTTTAAAGTTTGATTCTTATTCAGATTTAGCAATTATTCAATATGCTTTAAGTTTTATTGAATCAGGAGAAGTTGAAACTAGATCTGATTTACCGATAGAAAATGTTTATAGAGTTAAAGAGGTTATAGATACACAATTAAGTGAATATTATAAACTAACTTTAAATACTTGGGTTTCAACTGCTGAAATGGCAGAATGTCTTGAAGTTACAGAAAAACAACTTTTAGAATGGAGAAAACAAGGTTATCGACCTTTAGACAAAAAGAAAAATAAAAAACTAGCTTTAAGAGAAGATATAACTTGGAGGTTAAAGAAAAATCATACTAGAACTTATGAGTGGGATGTTATTCAGACAGCTTTTTGTGATGATGTTTTTTGGAGTGGTAGAGCTTATTTTGATTAATTTATTGTACTTAACGAAATGAAATATTTAATTTACCCCTAATTTCTGGCAAATATATATTAAAAGATACGAAAAACTTATAACTTTTATTGTTAAACAACAGATCACAGTCATAGTAAGAAATTTAAGCGAAAAATTAGTTGCTATATTAAATTTACATTTAGTTCAATCACTATGATTAATTTAATGAAGCATATATTATTCTACCCAAATGTAGAAAGTATATTGCCTCGATCTTCAACAGAAGAAGCTCTTAAAAGAGTAGAAACTTATTTACCAAAAACTAAGTTAAAAAGTTTTGATAATTTAGTTTCAATATTTTGGGAATTTGTAACTGGAGAAATAGTAGAAGAGCATAAATTTAGATATTCTCATATATGGATAGATGCCTTAGTAATACTTGCAATTAGATTTAGACCTTTTTATTTTTACGATGAATAATGACAATCTTGCAATTCAGAAGGAAAACGGATACAGTTAGAAGAAATCCTTATAAACAGATGACTCTTGCCTTACCTATAGATACGGATAGGCAAAACTTATTAGCTGGATTACGCCATTCATCTTTGGTGCGTGATGACTCAGGAAAGCACCGAGTTTATCGTGATGAAGAAGAAAGAGAATACCATTCAGTAACATCAATACTTAAACATACTGCTCCTGCGGAACAAAAAGCAGCGTTAATGAATTGGGCAAAACGACCAGGTAATTTAGAACATAGAGACATGGCCTGTAATATTGGTACTGCGGTTCATTCATATTGCGAGAAAATATTAAAAAGAGCGTCTATACTAGCTATAAATTCAGCAAACAAACGCAATGGTTGGAAAATTTATGAAGATGGTTTGGCACGACCTAGTCAATCAATCACAACATGGGCATTACAAAACGCCATTCATGGTAAAAATAAAGTCGAGGAACAATGGGCGTGTAGTGAGTACACCCGAAATATACAACCTTTTTTAGAAGATATAAAAGCAATTCATCTTAGTGAATTTAATATAAACCATTCATCAGGATATGCTGGTCAATGTGACGCTTTAATAGATACAGAAAACCCTGACGGCCATTCAGAATTAACAATAGTAGATTTTAAAACATATGGAAAAGATACAGATAAACCAGAAAAATATTTACAAGATCATTTATTACAGATAGGTGCGTATAACGAGGGATTATATGAAAAAACTGGAGTTAGAGCAAAAAGAGGATTAATATGTATAATAAGAAAGAACGGATTACAGCTTCGTTGGGTAACAGCTATGGAGTTGATAGGTTGTGGTACGTTATTTAAAGAAAAGGTAGCAGAGTTTCAAGATATGGTAAAGAACGATCAATTAGTAGCAGCTTAATAAGGTTTAGAGAAATCTTGATGGGTAATCATAATCCATTGTCCTTTACCTGTTTTTTTTGAAGGAGCGATATATGTGAAACAATCTTTTGTCTGAGGATAATAAAAAACCTGTCCATCATAAGGATTTTTAGGAAAGTTAATCCATTTATCGTTAGGCATCTTGTCTTCCATGTTGTTTTTTAGCGACTTCGCTATTGATAGTTTGAGCTAGTATGTATGGTTCGTATTCCAAGTCTAGGTCAAGAGACTCTCTGGCATATTGAAAGTCATCAATATTACCAGAGAGATAATCGTTATCTAGTGCGGAACGTTTTATTTGATATTCGTAGTATTTACCTTTAGGCATAATCTTCTCTGTTCTCCTTTAGAGCTTCAGCTAAACTATCGTAACCTAAATCTTCAGCTAAATTTTCAATATCTTCAGCTTCTAATGGGTGGGTACAGATATTATCTAAAGACCTCGAATGAGCATCTTTAAATAAAGTAATTAAGTGAGTCATGTTTGGTTCGTTAGTCATTGTTTAGCTCCTATAGTTTTGAATGTTCGCCTTTTTCTATGAACCAATCAAATTTATTTATATCTTTTTGACAATTTTGACAGCGTAATGCTGACCAAGAAAGATGATAGATAGTTTTGATTGAGTTACACTCAGGGCATTTTATTACTGCACCTGAGTATCTTTTACACCTAGAGTAACGTGTCATTGGAACGAAATTAGGCATTAGTGATTCTCCTCATAAACTTTTTTTTCTTCTTCAGTTAAGCAATCGTAACGAAAAGTCCAGTTCCAAAAGAAGTGGAGCGTAGACACTCGATACACTTGTCTCCAATATCTACTTGTTTACATTGCATAGTCATTTTTTAATCTCCATGTAAGGGGAATCGAAATCGTCATAAAGGTAGGAGTTATCTTCCCACCATTCGACTATGTAATCAGAATCAAGATAGATAAAAGTGTGATCGAAGAGATCAGGATTCTGTCTCATGTAATCGTGATACCACTCTTGAAAGTATTCATGTAAGTCTTCATGTACTTTGTAGTGTTCAGCAATTTCCTTTGCATGATAGAAACAATAGAACTCAAAGTCTTGAGCATTTTGGAGCGTTTCTTTCTCCTGCATAACTTGATTTGGTAGCGGGTTATCTATCATTAATCGTCATCTCCTTCTACTTCTATTGATTTCATAAATTGAGAGGTAAAACTATCAAGTTTTTCTCTTACTTCATATCTAGGGAAAGGGATAAGGTCATCATCTTCTCCTATGTAATCAAAGTACTTATTGATATTAGAAATCAAATCAATAAGTGCAAGTTCGTTTTTAGTGTAAGACATAATTCGCTAGTGAAATTCTCAGTTGAAAGTTATTTTTTTAAGATAAGTGTTATTTAATAGAGCTCCGATCTTCCTGCGTAATTCATCATCTTTATCAGTTTTAGCTTTGTGATAATCACGAATTAAATCCTGATAAATTTCAGATTTTAATTCAGATTTTTGTTGTTGAAGAATAGACTCTATAGGTTCTATATCGTACATTTCTTCAACTTTGTTAATCCACTTGTAAACTG